TCAGCCAGCAAGCCAACGAGCGCCTGTGGTGGGTCACACAGACGCGCCTCTCCGCCTGGGAGCCGGACGTGAACGCCTACGGTCATGCCGAGATCGTGCGCTGTTGGGGACCGCTCTCGGAGTACGTGTCGCTGGGTTTCTGCGGCGAGGGGCCGCTCTTCCACGAGCTGCTGCCTGCTGAGCGGGAGCAGGAGGGGGCCGAGGGACTGCCGGCGCTGAACGATGCGACCACCTGGACGCTGGGCAGTGAGCAGATCGAGTTGGAGGAGGTGTGATGGGTGGCCGATCCGCTCGCGGCGCTCGTCGAGGAGGCAGCGATCCTCGATACGCCCTGCTACGTCTGCGGCGCCCAGGTGGACGGTCCGCATTGGGTGGTGGTGCGTGCGGTGGATCATACGGGCTTCGAACCGTGGGCCATCTGCACCGCCTGCAACGCAGCGCAGCGGGAGCGGTATCAGGGGCTCGTGGCGCGGCGCGGCGACCAGCGCAAGGAATGGCAGCGGGAGCGCACGAAGGGCACGCAGCAGTTTGCACGGAGGACGAAGACGGTGCGTGAGTCGGTATCTGGGCGCCGTGCTGGGACGCCAACCGCCGTGATCCGTGTGATGCACGCCACGTATATCTGCCTCTCGCACGCCGCGCGCATGCATCTGGGCAATCCCATCACGGTCACAATAGGTCGCCAGGATGGTGCGCTCCTGATCGCGCCTGGCGGGGATCGGGAAGTCAAGCTGAAGAACAATGCACTGGGCTGGGTATGGGCCGGGGACTTCATCAAAGACGGCACGCTGCGATCTGCCAAGCGTGCATCGGGTGATATGGTCGTGACCTATCCCCTGGAGTGTGTGGCTGGCCCGGCATTGCGCCTTTCGCTCGGTGACGTGCACGAGCGTCCCGTTGAACAACGAGGGCCACGCCATGTGCCAAAGTCGCCCGCACTCCGGCTTGATCCTACCCAGTGTCTCGTAGGCGATACGGAGGAAACGGCGGCGTCCGCACGTCCGACCACGCAGTATCACCGGCCAAAGCCGCCGGAGCCTGCCCCTGTACCGCCTGTGGCTGTCGAGAACGGCCACAGCCATGTCAGCACCGCTCTCGTGCCGATGCCTGATCCTCCGGCACACGTGGCTGCCTATACCCGGCGCTTCGGTCTCGGTGCGGGAGGCGTGCGTGGATGCGAAGTGGAGTTGCCAGGCGGCGGCAGAGTGCAACTGGTCTATGACGTGGACCTGTTCAGCCTGGCACCGGAGGATCGCGCGTGGCTGTTGGCGCTCATTGACCGCTTCGTGGGCAGAGAGGATGCGTAGATGGAAGGCGAGGCGCACCGGCAGATGACCAACCGACCAGCCTGGCGGGACGGCCCGGCGGTGCTGGTGATGGAGCGCGCTGAGTCCATGGCGCTCCCGGCCAGCCAGCTGTATGCATCGGAGCCACATGAGCGCCGGATCTGGCCGGTGCCGCAGCAGCCCGCGCTGCATGTGGTGCAGCCGCCGGTACGGATGGGGTTGGTGGAGCGAGTATGGCGGTTCGTGTTGCGGAGGTAGGGATGGCGAAGAAGCTGGTGATCTATCACAAGCACTGCTGGGACGGCTTCTGTGCAGCATGGCTGTTTCATTTGGTATGGCCGCAGGCTGAGTTCATGCCTGCTCAGTACGGCGATGCGCCACCCGATTGCACCGGGAAGGCGGTCTACATCGCGGACTTCAGCTACCCGCGTGATGTGCTCTGGAACATCAACGTCCAGGCGGATTCGTTGGTGGTGCTTGACCATCACCAATCGGCGGAGAAGGATCTGGCCGGCTTCGACGTGGAATGCGCGAGTAACAATGCGGGTGTGCCTACCATCGTGTTCGACCTGAGCAAAAGCGGCGCGCATCTCACCCTTGATTATCTGCAAGCGCACGCCTACCTGCAGCCGGAGGTGTGGCCATGGCTGATGCAGTACACCGAGGACCGCGACCTTTGGCGCTGGGCGCTGCCGAAGTCGCGTGAGGTGAATGCCGCTATCCGCTCTTACCCGCTCGATTTCGCCCTGTGGGACGAACTGGCCCAGATGGACCCGCTCGGCATTCTGGTGCAGGAAGGTGCGGCCATCCTCCGGCGCGAAGAACAAATCATTGCGGATCACGTGGCCCACGCCTATGAAGTCCAGGCGGCTGGCTTCCCGCAGGTACCGATGGTGAACGCCACCACGCTGTTCAGCGACATCGCTGGGGCACTGTGCAAGGGCCGCCCCTTTGCGGTGTGCTACTTCGACCGAGAGGATGGCAAACGGCAGTACAGCCTGCGGTCGGATGAGAACGGCATGGACGTGTCGGAAGTGGCGAAAGCATGGAGGGGCGGCGGCCACAAGCACGCAGCGGGCTTCACCACGGGCGTTCACCACAACCCGTTCCATCGGAAGGAGACGCCGGAATGACGCTGATTGAGGTGGGCGCCGTCCTCTGGGCGGTGCTGATCGTGGTGCTGGCCATGCGGGCGGCGTCGCGCTAATGGACCGCTCTGCCGCGCATACCGACCTCTGCCGCCTGGTCCGGCAATACCTGGAGTATCAGGGCTTCGGCGTGTGGAAGCTCTGGGGCGGGCCGATGGGCGATGGCGGGATGCCGGACTTCATGGCCATCAAGGCGGGAGTGGCCGTGTTCATCGAGGTGAAGACGGGCCGGGCGCAACTCCAGGCCGATCAGGTCAAGCAGCGGGATAAGCTCTTGCGTGCCGGCGCCCTGTATCTGGAGTGCAGGAGCGTGGATCAGTTGGAGGACTATCTGGTGGATGCGAAGCTCTGCCAACCAGCGTTGATGCGGTTCGGGACATGAGAGGAGCGTGTATGACCAAGAAGCGGCGCGGCCAGCATCGACCACCTACCCCTTCCTACCGCGAGCAGGAGATGTCCACCCGCGGCCATCGCTCCCGGCGGGGGATGCGGGTGTGTCCCCTGTGTGGCTCCCATCTGGCCGTGGATGATCGCTCCCGCACCGAGCGCATGACCGCCAACAGCGATCACCCCCTGGTCGCCTACCTCGCCTTCCATGACCATGCGGGTGAGAACAGCAGCACGCCCGGTGAATCAGACCGCTTCCTCGCTTGGCTCGACGGCACACGCACCATTCGCGCGGAGAAGCGCCTGGAGGCCCGTGCCATGGCCACGGAGTTCGAGCGGCAGTTCCCCGTACTGGCCGGCCTGGTGGTCGCCATCGGCGGCCAGGGGCGCTCTGGGCGGGACGTAGCGGCGGAGACTTACGGGGCACAGGTCCGCGATGAGGATGGGGCACGACTGGAGGCAGCGGCGGAGCGGGGCCGGATCGTCCTGCGGGAGAAGGCGGATCGGCTTGGCTTGTTCGCTCCTACACCTTGACAGTATATGCTTGTGTTCGCTAGGATACTGGTAGTGTGCGATGTGCCCTCTGGTGGCTTCCGCACCTTCACTGACCAACCTATTCCCTTCATTCCCCCTACACTGGCTGGTGCGGTGCTATGGCTCTGACGCCCAAACAGCGTGCATTTGTGGACGCCTATCTGGGCGATGCGAACGGCAACGGTGCGGAAGCGGCACGTCTCGCAGGCTACCGTGACCCAGATGTGAGCGCGTTTGATTGCAAGCAGAATCCAGCGATCCGCGCGCATATAGACGCAGTGCTGGAAGCACGTTCACTCTCTGCGCTCGAGGTGCTTGCCGAACTCACCAAGGTGGCACGTGCGGACTGGCGGGACTTTCTGCGCATCATCACCAACCCTGTAACCGGCGAGGTGGTGGACGCCAAGATCCTGCTGGGCGACAAGGTGAAGGCGCTCGAACTGCTCGGCAAGCATCACAAGCTGTTCACGGATCGCATAGAACATGATGGGTCGGACGGCTTCCTCGGTGCGCTCCGTGAAGTCGGTGCAACTGGACGCGGACCAGCGGGCGGGCCTGGCACGGATAGCGACTGATCCCGTCTGGTTCATCCAGGACTGGCTCGGCGCCGACCTGTGGGCCAAGCAGCGGGAGATCGCCCAGGCGGTCAGAGACTACCGCCGGGTTGCCGTCAAGAGTTGCCACGCTTCGGGCAAGAGCTACCTGGCGGCACGGATCGCCATCTGGCACTTGCACGCGCATCAGCCGGCCATCCTGCTCTCGACGGCACCCACCGCGCGCCAGGTCGTCAACGTCCTCTGGCGCGAGATCGGGACGGCGTTCGCCTCAACGGGTAAACCACTCCTGGGCCGCTGTCTGACCCAACGCTACGAGATCGCGCCGGACTGGTACGCCCTGGGCTTCAAGGCGGAGGACACCAAGCCGGATGCCTTCCAGGGCTTCCACGGTACGCATCCGCTGGTGATCGTGGATGAGGCGGCCGGCGTGCCCGAATTGGTGTTCGATGCCCTGGACGCGGTGCTGACCGCCCAGGATGCGCGTCTGCTGCTGATCGGCAATCCGACCAATCCGGTAGGGCGCTTCTTCGAGGCGTTCGGCAAGGACCGGGGCCAGTATCACACCATCACCATCGCCGCCGAGGATACGCCGAATATCCAGGCCGGTCGGACCATCCGCCCCTACCTCATCACCCAGCAGTGGATCGATGATGCCGTGGCGCGGCATGGCGCCGAGTCGGACTATGTGCGCGGGCGCGTCCATGCGCAGTTCCCGGCCGGCGCGCCAGGCGCGCTGATTCCCCTGGCCTGGATTGAGGCGGCGGACGCGCGGCGCGTGGAAGACTCCTCCGGCGTGCTAGAGGCGGGTCTGGACGTGGCGCGGGGTGGTGAGGATGAGTGCGCGCTGTGCATCCGCCGCGGCGCCCAGGTACTCGCGCTACACGCCTGGAGTGGGCCGGAGACGCGCGACACGATGGCGACGGTGGGGAAGGTCCGGCATCTGCTCTCGCCCTACCCGCAGCTCACGGCGCTCAAGGTGGACGTGGTAGGCATCGGCGCCGGGGTGCATGACCGCCTGAAGGAACTGGGCTATCCCGCCGTGCCGGTCAACGCGGGGGCATCGAGCAGCGATCCGAGCAAGTGGCAGAATCTCCGCTGTGAGTTGTACTGGACGATGCGCGAGTTGTTCCAGACGGGGGCCATCGCGGGGCCGCTGGACGATGTGGCGATGGGCCAGGGCGCCAGTGTGCGCGGGACGTACCAATCGCGCTACCAGATGCCGGTGATTGAATCGAAGGACCAGGCGAAGGCGCGCGGGGTGAGTAGCCCGGATCGCTTCGAGGCGCTGCTGCTGGCGTTTACCAGTCCGCCACAGAAATCGCTCCAAGTCTTCCTCTAGAGGTGGTGATGGGTTTCCGCTCCGCGCTGCGTGCCCTGGCCTATGGCCCGGCGCCCTATCCGGCCATGAAGGCGACCACACCACCTCCACGGCTCCTGTCCGAGGCGCTGGGCATGGGCAGCCAGGCGGGACGGCAGCGCAACTATCAGGCGTTCATGGAGACGCTGACCACCATCGGCAACGTCTACGCCGCAGCGAGCGTCATCGCCTATAACTTCGCCGCCTCCCCCCTTACCGTGCAGGATGAGGCCGAGGCGGAAGTCGCGATCCGGGAACACATTCCGGCGCTGTACGCGCTCCTGAAGAAGCCCAACCAGCAGCGGCGCACCTCCGGCTTCGCTTTCCGCGAGTTGCTCTGCTATGACATGCTGCTGACCGGGAATGCCATCGCGGCCCTCGACAGCTTCGACCCCAAGACGGGCTGCCCGACCGAACTCTTCCGCCTGCGGCCCGACTGGGTGCGCATCGTGGCCACCAGCGACGGGCAGGTGTACTACGGCTATAGCCCCGGCGGCTATCGGAACACGCAAGAGCCGACCTGGTATGCCGAGGACGAGATCCTGCACGGCACCTTCGCCAACCCCCTCGACGACTACTGGGGACTGGGCATTATCGAGGCGGCCCAGGCGACCATTGAGGCGGACAAGCTCATTCAGGAGTTCAAGCGCCAGTATTTCGATAGGGGCGCCATCCTGGAGGGCATCCTGACTACCGATCAGGTGCTCACGCCCGCCCAATCCGATGATCTGCGGACCATGTGGCGGGCACAGAAGGAGGGCGGCCGGAACCGCTTCCGTACCGCCGTGCTGGGCCAGGGCACGACCTACCAGCCCATCCAGGAGCCGCTAGGGAACATCAAGATCGATGTGCTGGCGCGCATGTCCAAGGAAGACGTGTTCGCCCTCTTCGGCGTGCCGCTCCAACTGGCGGGCGACTTCTCGACCGGCAACTACCACAACAGCGAGCAAGCCCTGAGCTTTTTCTATCAGAACACCATGGCGCCGCTCTATCGGCGCTTCGAGGGCTTCTGGGCGCCGCTGGTGGACTGCTACGGAGCGTACACGCCGCACTACGAGGACCGCACGCAAGATCCCGACTTCCTGGATCGGGCCAAGGCGGCGAGCCTGTGGGCGCAAACCGGCGCGCTCACCCGGAACATGCTCTTGGAATATGGTGGCTTTGACGCGTTGCCCGATGATGACCCGCGCGGCGACGTGTTCCTCGCCACGGCACAGGGCTTCCAGGAGGTCGATCCCGATCAGGCGTTGGTCGGGCAGGACGATGACGCGCCCACGCCGGCAGGCATCCTGCTCGGCGATGGGACGCAGGTAGCAGAGGAGATGGGTCATGGCACAGTATCGGGTACGGCACGACCGGGATCTGGATCACGTGATCGTGGAGCCGGTGGGGGGCGTGCCGGTGCATCTGGACGCCAGCGGGCTGGGTGAGGGCGACTTCGACGTGTATGTCGACGGCGCCGGCAATCACAGCCTGACGGGCGGCAAGGGGCGGACCAAGGTGGCGGCGGGCCGCATCGTGCGTGCCGCGCCTATCCCCAATCCGGCGGTGACGAGCGCCGATCTGGTCGGCAAGGATCGCCAGGATACGCCCGTGATCGGCACCGACCAGATCCCGGTCGGCGGTGTGCGTGAGACCCCGGACGAGGTACTCAAAAAGGCGGCGGTGGGCCAGACGCCGAACGTGGCAGACGGCGGGGGCGACCCGAACGACCCGAAGCTCGGCCCTGGATCGGGCCAGTAGGAGGCAGCAATGGCCATTGTCGACGAGGATTTTAGCGCCAATGCGATGCTGGCGGCATTGGCCCCCAGCGGCGGCTACCGCGGCATCACCGCGAGTCAGAACGGCACCACCGCCAACAGCATCGACATTGCCATCAATGGGACGCGCGCCTATGCCGTCCTGGGCGACGGCACCATCTTGACCAAGGCGGCGTTGCAAGCGGCCGCAGGCACGGCGGTCATTACCGGTGTGCCCAACGGCGCTCAGTCCATCTACGTCGATGCCTCCACGGACGGCAAGGAGACGCCCGTCTTTAGCGCGGGTGCATCGGCGCCGTCTGCCCGCGCCATCGCCGTGGCGACCTTCACGGCGGCCAGCGGTGCTATCGGGACGGTGACGGCCGCCACCGCCGGGATCACGCTCTAGCCATGGGCGGCTTCCGTGTGTCGCCCGTGCCTGGTGCGGTCTATGCCCTGGCGGCGTCGGCGCCTGGGCGCGAGCCGTTCGTGCTGCGCTTCGGCATCAAGGCTGCCACTGAGGTGGAGCACGACGGAGAGACGGGCCTGTTGATCGAGGGCTACGCCTCCCGCTTCGGTGAGCAGGACCGTGCGGGCGAGGTGATGCTGCCCGGCGCCTTCCGCGACATCGCGGAGACGTGGGGCGCGGAGCCGGAGCCATTGGTGATCTACCACCATGGCATGGACCCCGCCTTGCGGATGCGCCGGATCGGCAAGGCCATCACCTGGGCGGTGGATGAGACCGGCCTGTGGGTCAAGTCGTTCATCCCCAAAACGCCGCGCTTTACCGATGCGCGGGCGGTGGCGCGTTTCCGTGAGGTCTACGATGGCATCCGGCAGGGGCGCATTCGCGGCTACAGCGTGGGCGGCTTCTGCACCACCGTGGGCAAGGCGATTGTGCAGTGGTCCAAGTCCGAGTTGTCCATCACGCCGACGCCCTGCTTGACCACGGCCACCTTCACGCTGGGCACCAACGCCGTCAAGGCACTCCTGGGCGATGTGCCGTTATTGGAAGGAGATGCACCGCCGATGACCCCGGCACCCATGACCACCTCGCCGCTCGCCGAGGGCACATCGGGCGGCATCCTCTCCCGGCCCAACTTCGGACGGGTGATGCGTATGGCGCAGGCGGACAAGGACCATGCGCTTCACGACCATCTGCTCGCCCGGCCTACCTATACCCACGGCGAGCACGACGCGGGCGACTGCGCCATCTGTGGCGAGCGGCGGGAGTTCGCCGGCATCAAGGCGAAACTCGACGCCGCTGATCGGAACGCGCTGGAGGATAGCGACTTCGCCTATATCGACAGCGACGGCGGACGGCATCTGCCCATCCATGACGCGGCGCATGTCCGCGCGGCCATGGCGCGCTTTAACCAGACGCACTTTGAGTCCGCGTCTGCCAAGGAGGCGGCCCGGCGCAAGATCCTCGCCGCAGCGAAGAAGTTCGGCATCGATGCCGAAGGCTTCGCGGGTGAGGGGGAGGCGGAATCGAAGGACGGCAAGAAGGCGGTAGCGGAAGCACAAGCCATCCTGGCGCGGTACACCGCCGCCGCGAAGGCGGGTCGGCGCTTTTCCGCTGCCAGCACGGCCAGCATCCAGAAGGTGATCGACCTCCTGCAGGAGTTGATCGCCGACGAGCAGCGCGAGGACGATACCTCGCCCGTAGGCGACACGGCGGCAGAGACCGACTAACACCGCGCGACCCATTCTGACCGGGCCATGCCCGGAGCAGCCCCCATGGTGTGTGACCTGGGGGCTTTTTATTGCCCACGGAAAGGAAACGGGGCATGGCCACCAGGAAGACGGCGATCACTTTGGCAGAGCAGGTCCAGGAGGCGCAGGCGGTACTTGATGCCGCGGGCAACGAGAGCGTCGAGGAGCGCATCGGCGCCAAGACGGCCAGTATGACGGCCCAGGCCGCCGAGCAGGCCCGCACCTTCGCCTCAGAGGCAGAGGAATTGGCGGCACTGCGGGCCGAGAAGCGGGAGCGGGATCTCGCCGCCCTGGCCGATCAGATGGCGGCGCAGGCCGTGGCGTCCATCAAGAGCCAGCAGGATAGCGAGCAGGAGCGCATCAACCGCATGGTCGCCGAGCGGGTGCAGACCCAGGTGGCGGCGCTCCTCGGCGGCACGGAGTTCTCTGCCGCAGTGAAGGCAGCCCTGCCCGCCACCTTCGGGCGCAAGACGCCCCTGGCGCTGACGGAGGACCAGGGCGAGCGCAGTCTACCGGCCATCAAGGCCGGCAAGAGCGGCGGCCTGGTCAGCTTCCTGCGCTGCGTGGCGAACAAAGACGCGCAGGGCATCCGGGAGATTTACCGCGCCCACGGCATGAAGGCGCTGGTCGAGGGCGGAGGCGCCGGCTCATCCGGGTCGCTCGCCGCCGGCGGCGCGCTGGTCCCGCCGGAGTATTCCACCGAGATCATCGACCTTCTGCGCCCCGCCGCGGTCCTGCGCAAAGCGGGGCCGGAGATCGTGCAGATGAAGTCGCCCCAGTATTTCCGGCCGCGCCTGGCGACGGCCGGCACCGCGGCGTACATCGGTGAGACCGTGGCCATCACGCCCAGCCAGGAAACCTTTGATCAGGTCTCGCTCACGGCGCACAAGCTGGCCGCCATCGTGCCGGTTTCCAATGAGCTGCTGCGCGATAGCGATCCCAGCGTGGAGCGCGTGGTACGCGACGATCTGGTCAAGGTGCTGGCCCTCAAAGAGGATATCCAGTTCCTCAACGGCACCGGTTCGGCCACCGCGCCGACCGGCCTTTTCAAGCGGTCGGACATTCAGACCATCAACCCGGCCACCAACGGCGATACGGTGAACTACACCACGCCGCTGGACATGTACTACAAGCTGATCAGCGCCAACGTGCCGATCATGCGCCCCGCCTGGTTCTGCAACCCGGCGCTCATTAAGACGCTCACCGAGGTGGCGGATTCCAACGGGCGTCCGATCTTCCTGAACTTCTTCAATGTGCAGGAAGGCACGTTCGCGCCGGACAAGCGCCAGATCGGCATGGCGGGCACACTCTACGGCATCCCGCTCTACACGACCACGCAAATCCCGCTGGGCACGACCGGCTCCGGGAACACCACGCCGCTGGCGATCATCGAGATGAGCTACGTGCTGATCGGCAACATGGCCGATCTGTATATCGACACCTCGAACGAGGCCAGCTACTACGACGGCACGAACACCATCAGCCTCTGGCAGTCGGACATGACCGGATTCCGAGCGATCCTCCGTCACGACATCACGCTGATGCAAGGCAACGCCGTGGTGGTCCACAACGGTCTCCTGTACTAAGTGGCCCAGTATCGACTCCTCAAGGAACTGACCCTTCCTGGCCGGCACCTGTTAGCGGGCTGTGTCCTCGATACCGAGTCATCCAGCCCGCTGCTGGCCATCGCACTGACTGACGCCCGGCGCTGGGAAGCCGAGGGGTGGCTGGAGGCCGTCCCAGAGCCGGCAGCGCCGCCAGTAGAACACGGATGGTCGCATGGCGCTGCTCGATCAGCCGACGCTCGCCCAACTCGCCAATCGCGCCGATCTGGCCGACACGGGTAAGTATGCGCCGGCCTACGTCGCCCAGGTGATCGACGACGCTCACGGCCAGATCGCCGGCTACCTCGGCTTCGACCCGGTGCTCCAGGTTATTGCCGGCGAAGAGGGCACGGTCACGTATGTGCAAAGCGGCTCCTACGTGGGCCGCTATGCTTTCACCTTGCGGGGTGCGCCCCTCGTGCCGGGACTGGCGCCCTCCGTGTTCACCTACCTGCAACTGACCTACGGCCTAGCTGTACTGCCCAACGCGGCAGTGGATCTGAACGCGGTGACACTGCTCCATGCGCTGGGTCGGGCCTTCACGCTAGCGCCCGGCGCGGTGGAGGCGCTGACCTGGCAATATGGTCTGACGCCGGGTGTGCAGGCGGTGGGCTATGTCGCCTGGTACGCCGCCGGCTACGCCACCGGCATCAACGATCCGGTCCCGACGGGCGGCGGGTCCGGCTTTGCCGCCACGGCCACGGTGACGAACGGCAGCATCACCGCCGTCACGATCACGAACGGCGGCAGCGGCTATACCTCGCTCCCGGTGCTGACCCTGACGGGTGGGGGCGGAAACGGGGCGGCGCTCCTACCGGTGATCGCGGGTGGCCAGGTGGTCGGTGTGACCGTTCTGGACGGGGGGCGGCAGTATACGAGCGCGCCGACGATTGGCATCTCCAGCGCGCCGTCCTACAACGCGCCGCCGATGCCCGCGGCGATTACCCAGGCGGCGGTGTTGCTCTGCCGGGAGCGCATCGCCATGGACGACGCGGCGAATGAGGCACCGACCAATACGGCGGCGGGCGCGGTGGCCAGCGAGCGCACGGCGGACCAGGCGCTTGCCTATCGGGCGCCGTCAGTGGGGAAGAATGCGCCGACTCTGGGCTATGGCAGTCCGCTCGCCGTGGCCGCCGCGGCACGGCTCGACCCCTATCGGCGTGTGGTTCTGCCGGTGCTGATCTAGGAAGGTGTCCGATGGCGCTGCTGCGGACGAATACCCTGGTGCAGATCAAACGCGACGGCACCATCCTGGATGCGGGCAGACGCGCCTTCTTCAGCTATGCCCTACGCCAGTTGCCGCCAATGCCCGCGCCCGTCCCCTTTGGCGCGGCGGAACAAGCGGTGCTCTATGATAGCCCATCCGCCTCCTGGCAGAAGGGCGACATCGTGACCCTGCTTGCCCTGGATGGCTATGTAGATGGGAGCGGCAACCCGCTTCTGCCCGATGTGACGGTCTGGCTGGTCGAGACGGCGCGGCGGCCGCCCGGTCTCCTACCCGTACTCGTGCTCTCACTCACCGGCATCGTGGGGACGAACTAAATGAGCGGCGTGCAGATCACCCTTGAGGAGCGCGGGGCGCTGGCCCTGGTGCGGAAGATGGCGGCGATCTCCGCACGCGCCGATGCCGCGCTGCGGGCCGGACGCACCGCCCAAGCCCTGGCGCTGTTGGAAACCCTCAAGGCGGCGACGCCCTACCGGCCAGAGGATACCGAAGAGGGTCAATCGCCGGAGGGCCATGCCCGCGACGGCTGGACGCTCCAGGAAGGGCTGAACGAGACGGCCATTGAGAATCTGGTGCCGCATCTCTGGTACCTGCTCCATGGGAATCACCCCAATAGCCCGGACGGGCTGATTCATCCCACCCAGGCATCGGTGCTGCACTTCTACGATGGCGGGACCGAGGTGTTCGCGCACGGCGTACAGCCCATGGACGCCGATCCTGAGTTGGTGGCCGCCGTGGACGCCGCCGAGCACAGTGCCGAGGCGCTTTCGCATAGCGTGCGTGCCCGCCTGGCGGCGGCGCTGCATGGAGTCTAGCCGGTGATCCCCGACGACCTCTCAGCTACCATCGCGGCGCAATTGGGCATCGTGACCGGCCTGGCCGCCTTTGGCAATGAGGCGACGTTTCCCTACACCGGCCCGGAGCAGGCGATCTATGTCACCCGTACCCTGGATCGGCGCACGGAAACCGAGTATTCCTCAACCTTCGGCAACACGCCGGGCCAGCCGAACCTGTACACCATCGTGCTGGTGACGGGCCGCTTCCGACCAGGGCTGAACCTGGCGGCGGCCCAGACCGCGCGCAGCAACGCCCTGGTGGCAATCCGGGGCTACTTCATGACCAAGGCGGGCCGGCGCCTCAATACCGGGAGCGGCGACCTGTGCGCCAAGGCGGGGGTGCCCCTGGAGGTGCGCAATGACCCGCAGGGCCGAGTGATCAGCTATCTCAAAGACGCCTTCGTGGGCGCCTATATCACCCTGGGCGTCGAGGAAGCCTACATCACCGTCTAGGAGGAGGGACGTGCATGGCGGACTATAACCCGACCTACGGCGGGAAGTTGATCGTAGGCATCGGCACGCAGAGCGACAAGGATACCCAGGCGGGATCGCTGACCTATTTCTACGCCAAGCCGGCGGGCGTGCTGCCCAAAACCAGCTTCGGCTACAAACGGGAGAAGTTCGCCGGCGGTGGCCGCGTGGCCGCCAGCTTTAAGGCGCAGGGCGACGGCACGGCCAAGCCGAAGATCATCACGGCCTGGTCGCCCGGCATCTCGGATCTGCTCTTCTCCACGTCCGGCATCGGCTCCAGTCTGGGCGCACCGGTCTATGTGACGCTCGAATACAACCTCATTGGTTCGGCGAAATGGACGGTGATCGGTGCCATATGCAATACCTGGAAGCTGACCGGGAAAAAGTCGCAAGGCTTCTGGCAACTGGAGATCGATTACGACGCGGTGCACCCCTATGTGCCCGCCGACGCGCCCGCCGATGGCAGTGAACCGACCGTGGGGAGCGCCTTTGCGCCGCTGATGTGGTCGGACTTCTCGCCCGCGACGTTGCTGAACGGCGCTTCCAGCGTGAAGCGCATCGGCAGCGTGGAGATCACGGTCGCGCATAATCTGGCGAGCTATCCCGGCAATAATGGGAGTGCCTTCCCCTCAGACCAGATCCCCACCGACCCGGACGTGAAGCTGATGATGGAGATGCTATTCGTCAACAAGTTGGCCTGCCAGCAATACCTTACCACGGCGCAGGCTGCGGGAAGTATTACGCTGCCGGTGGGGGCGCACACGATCAGCCTTTCGAACATGGAATACATGGACTACGACGTGGACGCGCAGGACATCAACAAGCCGTCCATTGAGAAGATCACCGCCGAGTCGATACCGAGTGCGCCCACGTCGAGCCTACTCGGCATTTCGTAAGGAAGGGAGGGATCGATGGCCACGCACAGCATCCGCACCATCTATACCGCTGATGGAGTCCAGCAGTTCGACTACACGAACAACGTGACCGGCATTGACGGCGCGTTCATCGACGCGACGATTCCCGCCTCCCAGACGGACAGCCCGATCCATGTGAGTTTCCTGCACACCGGCATCGCGGCCTACTTCCTCCAGGCGGATCAGAACTGCACCGTCTACGTCAACGACATCCATAGCGGCGCCCCCAGCGCCACGATCACGCTGACGGCGAACGTGCCGCACTTCATCCCCAACGGTTCGTCCGAGTGGGGATCGGCGGATGTGACGGTGCTGTATGTGACCACGGGCGTGAACGCGACCCATATCACGGGCCGCGTGCTGCGCACGACCTGAAAGGGGTTGGTATGCCACG